CTGAGTATTGGGCTTGGCTTGCTACAATCACTTCTGGTGATCGACATCCTGTAGTGGACTACTCAGGTGAAACTGGTTACACGATAGTTGAATGCACAGATGAAGATGTGTCTGCAAGACTTGTTCAGTTAAGTGATTACCAAGCAGAAGGAGTCTACAACATCAAATGGTCAGATAAGAAAACTAAAGTAACTGTTAATGATATTGAGATTGAAACTCATTTTACTGGAGATGACACTGCAAAGGATGCAAGGCTACTGGCAGATAAGTGGGATAATGTAAGGAGAGAGAGGAATAGAAAACTAGCAGAGACAGATTATCTTGCACTCTCAGACAACACACTTTCAAGTGATATGGAAACCTACAGACAGGAGTTAAGAGATGTACCAACTCAGAGTGATCCTGATGATATTACATGGCCTACTAAACCAGAATGATTGAGTTGTTCTTATGGAAATGGGGGTTATATATATTAATCATATACGGCTTCATAGCAAATGCGTGTGCTACTCCGCAGAATATAGGTTACTGGGAGGCAGATAAACCTTGGAAGGGAACTATACAGGCAAACAAATTTAATAAAAGTCCTTATTGGGAATGCATAAAAAATTGTGATGAATGAGCAAAAAAGTTCACAGATCATTATTAGGAGGTGGTGGTGATCCAGTCGAGAATAGAAAACTTCTTAATTTCTGGGCACGTTATACGATTGCGGTTGCAAACGCAGTTACGTTCTTGGTCTTATTATGGCTACTGTTTTATGCAGAGGTTAAGGAAACTTCACGTGATCTTGTCAATATATTGGTCGGCACATATGTTGCCGTACTTGTTAAAATTACCGATTATTTCTTTCGTGAGAAAAGGGATGCAGAACATGAAGAATCTAATGGGGAAAAATAATGCCAAATAATGGGAATGGAAGTGCATTAACTGCTGCTACAGATCATGCTTTAGTAAAAACTTTTACACCTTTAGTTGTAGCAGGATTATTGGGAATCGTAGGATGGCTCTTTAGTACTGTATTAGATTTGGAAGAAACAGTTTCTCAGCATTCAATACACTTAGAACATTTACATGAGGCTGAAAATACATTTTCATATCAGATGAAAGAGCTAAAAGAAATTGTCACAAACATCCGTATTCAAGTAGGAAAAATAACAGCACACTAAATATGGGACAACCTATGAGCGTTAACAATATCCTTCTTGTAGTTGGCAGTTTAGTTATTGCCAGCATTTCATGGTTACTGGTAACAGTCTCAGAGTTAAGTGGGGATGTTAAGGTAATCAAGTTTCAGGTTAATCAGAACTCTGAAAAACTTAATTCACTTACAGGAGATAATTAGATGGTAGGTCTATTAGCCCCTTTAATTGGGGGTACAGTAAAAACAATGTGTATGTCGATGCTTAGCGAGAAGCTTCTACAGCAGGTAATTTTAATACTCTTAAGAAGGCTTGTTGAATCTACTGAAAATGAAGTTGACGACAAGATATTACAAGCCTATGAAAAGAGTATCAATGGTTAATAGCTCCCGAAAGGTTCTATTATTACTCGTAGGCATTTTGGTAAAATTATCATTGCAGGGATAGCTATGCACATTACACAGAACTTTACGACAGACGAGATGGCTTGCACTTGTTGTGGTAAAGCTGACATGGATGAAGAATTTATGAAGACCTTACAATCTATTAGGGATGAAATGCAACGTCCATTAAAGGTAACATCTGGATACAGATGTGAAAAACACAATGCAAGGGTATCAAGCACTGGAAAGAATGGGCCTCATACATATGCAAAGGCAGCAGATATATTAATCTCTGGTGCAGATGCAATGAGACTTTTTGCAGTCGCACAAAAACACGGAGTTAGTGGTGTAGGAATGAGCCAGAAAGGTACTCATTCTAAAAGGTTTGTTCACCTTGATATACTATCTCCAGACGAAGGGCCAAGACCTACAGTATGGACATATTAAAATGGGCATTACGCTTGAATTGGATTGTGGCCTTGTTGTTGACTTTGAGCCTGACTTCGAGTTGCCAACAAACCACTCAGATAAAACCAAAGTACAATGGCAATTTCGAGACAATAGAAATACGGAGTCTTTGGCAAGTGTGCTCAGTGAGCTGGAGGCACAAACATCCATACATGACGCAGATATTAGTTTGGCAAATTTGCGATTGTTATACGGATACAATACGTGAGAAGCTTACACCTGAAGAAGTTCAGAGGGAAGAAATAATAAAAGAAATTAACCTTACAAAACTATTAGCAGATAAATGCAATCCAAAGGTATTCCCTCAGAATCCTACGTGAGACAATATATAAATAATAAAGGGGTTGTGATAGATGCCAAGGAATGTACTTAGACAGTTTACTGGTGGGATATCTAATGAGATTGATCCCCAGAATTTACGTGATGACCAAGGAGAAGAAGCTCTTGATATAAACTTAAAGGGCTTTGCCCTTGAACCCGGTGACGGGCTTGAAGAGCTGACTGATGCTGGTCATTACCACTACCGAGGTGAGTGGATACGTGACTCAGAAGCGGTGTCTTTTGAGGAGTCTGGTATTGGTGTTGTTAAAACATACAATAATAAAAGACCAAAGTTTGAAGAAATAATTAATGATGAAGAAAACGTATCTAGGAATCTTGGGCCTTCACTACCTCCTCAGTCTATTATTACAGGTTCTGTTGTCTCAGAAGGCTCTAGGGGACTAAGACCTGCAGAAGGATCACACCTACTAAAGCTAGATTCAGATAAGTTTGGTGCAGTAGATACAGGTACAGCATCAAACACCCCTCCTTATAGTGATGCCCCATCCTTAGAAGAACACAGGGCAGATTCTAACACTGATGATAAAAAGATTTACTACTATAGTGGTCAGCCTTACTGGATAGATGATAGTACATCTGACTGGAAGGTTGTTACTCGTCAGCCAGATGGTTCTGGGGGATGGACTACTAACTTAATACAGTCTGGAAACCTCACTAAACATAGTAATGGTTTTCTTTTTAAGGAAAACTATTTCATTTGCTGGGATGCTCAGTTTATAGAAACTGTTGCCCTTAGTAGTTCCTCAATGACTGTAAATACGTTTGATACACTTGATGCATCACAAGGTGGAGATGCAGGAAGCCCCTTCAACAAAACCACAGGTGCAACAGGTACTTCAATTACCAGCCTTGATGTATGTAATGGAGTTATAACATTTGCTCAGGAAATACAAACCTCAGACACAGCTCCAAGTGCATATACAGATAGTGCTAACGAAAGATGGATACTCCCATTAGCATATGATTCTATATTATTCTTACTTAGAGATGGGAATAAAAGTGAAGGAGATGGAAGTGGTGCATATAATGCTGGTTCTGATGAGGTAGAGATATATGCAAAGTCTGGCAGTAATCCTCCAGCCAAGGTAAGTGGTGGATATGCAAGCTGGCAAACTCCTAGATGGTGGGCAAAGGGGCAATTTGATAATGGTTATGGAGTAGGTACTCATCAGTATGATAGGAATGTTGAAGTAGGAATAAAATGGTGTGCAGTTATTCATAAGGCTAATGAGTGGGCAATGGTTAAATATGTTGGAACTAATAAGCCTGATATATTTATGTTTGGTAAGAAGGGAGTTAGTCCAAAAGATTCTGACATAAAGAATATTTCTGTAACAGGAGATATGAATGTTACAAAATCTGTATCCACTTTGACATCTGGAGATATCCCCGGACTTGTCAGTAATTCATATCCCAGAAGAAATTACTATACTGTAGAGCCTACAATTACATTGTCTATTCCTAAGTATGGAGTAACAAGAAAGTATGTTAATAACACCTTACCTAAAGGTACTGTAGGAACATGGACTCATGAACTATATCATAGGTGGAATAAAACACATGATTACAGAATTTTAAATCAAAGAAAATTCTATAGCTACCATTTCTCTACTTATACTGGTAAGAAAAATATCACGTTTGGAAGATGGGATTGGTATCATGGTGTGTATCCTTTCTATGACGATATGACCATAGATAAGAAGAGAACTTGGACTATGGAACATAATGAGGGAAGTGCTCATCCTGACCAAGAATTAAGAGTATCAAATAAAAGATTAAAACAAAATAGCACTTCTAATACTATTGGGTCAACTGGATATTCTAATACAGTTGTACCTACTATACAAAGGCTGTGTAGTTATAGTCCGGGTGGTTCATTGACATTACAAACTAACTTTCCTAAGTCAAGGTTGTGGACGAAGGCAGTAATAAATGCCAGTGAAAAGAGCATAGCATTTGCTGAAGCATCAGATAAAGCATTTACAGTTGGAGATTTTATTAAAGTTCAGGCAAGGGCATCACATCTTCATAGGACATTATCATGGAATCAGTCTTTTAGAAGGTGGGGTGATGGCATACAGATAAAACCACAGGGTGGCAGAAAGTATGCTTCTCAAGGGGTGTCTACAAATCTTAGTGAGGATTATTTTCTTGCAAAGATTACAAGAATAGATAATTCAGCAACAAAGATATACTTCGATAGGGTTGATGATAGACCTATTGCAGATGAAAGTTGTTATCCAATAATTAATTCAATTGATCCATTTGCAGATGAGACAACCCTTCTGTATGTACACCCAGATTATGCTCATAGAGGAGGTAAACTTGATGGGCCTCAGAGGGAAGTAATACAAACTGATTTATTTGGACATGTATTAACAGCGAATCGTCCAGCAGAAGATCCTGATAATCAAATAATAGAAGTAAGGCCTAACTCAGGTGCAGTAACAACCAATTCTGATTTTAAACATAGCATTAAATGGAAGGATCAGGATATAAGGGCTGTTACCACAACGTCAGGTGCACAGCCAAGGATATTGTATAAAAAGTCTGGTAAGTTATATTCTCAAAATGGAAGTGACAGTGATGTAGCACCATCCTCCAGCGTGTTTAGTAATGCTGGAGTTTATCACTTAACATCTGATTATCTATCTGTTGTAGATAAAGATAATATTACTGTATATGATCCATTTTATAATGTTAAATATGTTAAGGCTAAGCCAGAACTTGCAACAGGTTTAGGATTGACAGGGTTAGTTGAGGATGTACTCCATGTAATAGCAAGCAGTGTTGTGTTTGTGTTCGTGAAGATTAGGCCAAAGGCAGAAGCACAACCCAAATGGAGACTTGTTAAAACAGGAACCACTAAATCAGAAACCTCTATACTTTCCTATGATTTTAATAAACCCCTTCATTTTGATGGCCTTAAGGCATGGGGTATATACAGAGGTGCAGATACAGAGAAGTACGATATACATACATCAGTTCCATTCTTTGAATCTGATCTTAAGAATTCATGGGTCAACCACTCATCTAGTAGTAATAATGTATCAGCATGGGGTCAGGTTATAAAAACTAGGGAAGCTGTAACAGATGATGGTGGAACTCCAAGGTTTTTGTCAGTTGAATGGAAGTTCGATTCTGGAGTTTATAATAGTACTGGAGATCCTACGATAGGATTAAACCATGAGTCTAATAAAATGCTTGGGAACCAGAATGATTTTACATGGTACATACTAGACGCTCCTACTACACTTCAGTCTGGAGGAGTAGGTACACAGATTACAGATCCTAAGCTTGAGATTAAATTCAAGAGTAAAGTGTATCGTGATATAGTATTCTTTAAAACTGCTGAAACAGTAGTCCCATCAACTGGGCAAACAGGTGCAAATAATAGAATATCATTTACTAACTATCAAGATTCTGGTCAAAACTTTTATGTATTAAATGATAGTGCAATAAACCTAAAAGGTGGCGTAGATGCTAAAGAAAAAGGATATCTTCTAGGGCAGGCAGATTCTGCTGGTAATGCCTTTGATGCTTCAAAGGTTGGTATCTCAGCATTCTT